TACCATTCTGTAGCTCCTACAGACAAGTTGAGCTCCTTGATAGCACCGAAAAAGGGATTATTCCCTGTATTATTAAAGCCTCTAGGTAAAAGACCCACCCGTCCATTAAAAGCCGTATCGGCTGACATCGTTGTGACAGCCTTCTTTCCTTGATTTTCATAAAATACCGTGCCATTTTGCCAGTTAGCAAAGTTTCCGCCCTGATTACTAGCTAGAGTAATATTCTTCTTTTCTCTAGCATAGTCAGTCTCTTCAAATTTCCCATACTGGATTACGCCAAGTTTACTAGCGATAGCGACAAAGCCAGACTCTTTCTTGAGCTTGATTTTGTAGTTGATAGGTACAGGCTCACTGCCAGTGTTGATAATCGTAGCTTCCCAAACGCCTTGATCATTTTTAGCAAAATTAAAGCGTTTAGTATTTAAAGCATGTCCTAAACCATCTGCGACTGTAAAATTGATAGTCCCTTTACCATTAAAACGAATCTCTTTAAAATTTAGGTCTCCGCTAGGTATCGCATAAAAAACACGATCAGGTAGGTGGCTGAAGGTAAGCTTTTTCGGCTCAGCTACATTCAGAGCCTTCTGTAAAGCATCATAATCAGCCACGCTATTATATTCCACATAAAAAGGGACAGAAATCTTCTTCAATTTTTTTCGAGTCTTGACAAACTCTGCACCACTTATTGTTGGATAATCTTGAAAAGTCGGGTCATAATCTGCGCCGTTAAAGGCGGTGAACCCATCTAAAATAGTAATCCATCTTGTCAATTCAACATCGTTAAAATGTACTTTTATCAATTAAGCCCACCCCAATCCATTCACAGCGTTCAGGATAGCCTGACGCTTTTCTTGTTCTTCAGCTATTGGTTCAGCTAGTATCTGAGAGACTTCTCTCGTATCTACTTGCTGAGACACAATGACTGGCCGATTAGCCAGCTTAGCGATGGTTTCTAGAAGTGCCGACTCTTTATCTCGGTTATGATCAGGATCAAGTATCTGATCTAGCAATTTACCAGATGTCAAGGCAACTTCCACCTCTCGTTTTTCTAAAACTCCTAAATCAGGATCTAAGATTTCATATCCAAAACCGTCGGCAATAGAACCAGCCATCCCACTGACTGTCTTCTTGACTGCCTTAAATTTATCTCTCAACCCTTCATCAAGACCACCCATGATTGCATTACCTGCTGGAATCAATAGCTTGCGGTCATACTCGATTGGCCC